CCAATAAATTTAGACAACTCTTCAAACTTAGCGCCTCTGACCAACTCTTTACTACGACCATCGATTTGATGAATCTTTAAAATCTTTTTGTCAAGCAAAGCTTTGATGTGCTTTCTTGTAGTAACTTGCGTGGTTCGCCAAAAGCCTTCGCAAATTTTCATGATAGTAGCCTCGCCTTCTTGCGTTAGCACAAAGTCCAACACCAGCAAAGTCATGGGGTTCAATCCGTATTTATCCTGAACCGCTTTAATTCTGTTTACAAATCGTTCTAGTTTCACTCTTCTCTCCTTAATGCGTAGTGAGCAACATGCCCTGTTCTATATTTAATATAAATTGTGTTGTCCCGCTTCAACTCAGCTATATACCATTTGGTTTGACCTTCGCTTAACCTAAGCAACTTCATCATGTTCTTTATCGTAAGCGCATACCTTTCACCCATTATGCGAATCAAACGCTTCTTCGTTCCATCACTCGGCTTCGATCTTTCCATTTGGTTCCTCGTCGCATCTTTCAATCAAAGCCGCATATCCACAAATATCTATTAGGTTGTCTTTATGGTCGGGGTCATTGGCAAAGCGTGCAACTTTAACTAGCATCATTAAAGCGGCAACATCTTTAGCGTTGAGTTCTCTGTTGTTTGTATTTTTTGTATATGCGTTCCACATGGTCGCAATAGTCCCTAAGTTCTTACTCGGGTGTCCGTAAGTCTTCTCCCTGTCCCCATAGATTATGTTGTGGGCTTCCTTGAGAATCGTCATTTGTTTTCCTTTTCTTACCAAAAATTGTTTCAAAGTTTTTATCGAATACTTCCATCGGCACACCTAAAGGTCTTGGCGCATCACCTTTTCCACCATCACGCTCGCTCATCATTGCTCCTTAATAAATCGTAAATAATTCCAGCTTGAGGTAAGCTTATTTTGAGTAGCATCTTTAAATGTTCTATCCCATGTTCATTGACCGCAACGGCAATACCACCTGTGTTCATGATGGTTGCGAGATTCTTCTCTTGTAGCGCAGTAAGTTTGCCTTTGCCCGCCTTACACTCAATACCAATAAAGCGTCCAGCAAGGCAAGCAACAATATCAGGAACCCCACTGGCGCCATAGCCACTAGCAACAGGATAAAAGTGATACGCTCCCACAGCTTTAAGGGCTTTGACCACTTCATTTTTGACTTTCTTCTCGGGTGTCATCGGCACTCTTTCTCAACTTATATAGTTCGTTATATTCTTTTGGATTCAGATAAATCGTATACATACCGCCAAATAACTTTCTACCTATGCCCATGATTACGGCTTGGTAAACATCCATTACTTTGAGGAGTGCAATGCGTTCATGCACAAAGAGGGGCATATGGTCATAGCCCAAAAAGGTAGCTTCACAACTGCTATTATTGTTCAGCATTGCGTATTGAATCTTCCCTGTTTCATCAACATTAACACCAAGCGTATAATTTTTTCTTGTCATTTTTATTTCCTACTTTACCCATAATATATAGCACATTTATAAAAACATCAAGGGGTTTGTAGAAAATTTTATTGGGATAAACCCTCAATCCAAAACTCTTTATCGCTGGCTTTGAATCCGACATGAGGAACCATCTTGCCGGCATCCATCATGCGTAACATACCAACTTGTTCCTGTATGTAGGTAGGGGACTTGTCAATGGATTCATATATCTGCACCCCGCTATCCTTGCTTGGTGCATTGGGTAGGGTTGTGATTGTAACGGAATCATCATTACAGATAAATACATGGATACGGCTAAACTTCTTGTTGCGTATTTCTTTATACGATTGGTATGCTTCAACACCTTTGTCATATACATTTTTAAACCTTTCTGTCTGTGGTTGAACCCCGATTGCTTTTAATCTACAAACTTCTTCTAATATATCGTCGAAGTCTATATTGTTTACTGTGCGTCTAACATTCCTATACATGTCCGACTGCCACGCATCAAATGCTTGGTCTGCTTGTTTCAGGGTTCTATTGGCAATCTCTTGGGCAGTAAATGGCTTGACATATTCTTTCATATACTTAAACAACTTCTTGGGGTCGCTAGTTCTGCGGGTATGGTAGTCGTCGTTATAAGCCGCATATTTATCGTTCTGAATTAGCCTAGACTCTACTGTGTATTGTATCTTGCCATCTTTTTCTTCCCACCAAATCATCGCTGGCATGTTCTCTTTGGTAAATCTATCCGTTTCAAAACGGCTATCAATAAACCCAAGCAAGTGGCTATTCTTGGTGTATTTAGTTTTAAGCGGGTAGCGACTCACTTGCACCTTACGAAAGTCCATGAGCAACTGCTTTATTACTGCGTCTTCTAAATCATCTAAGTTTTCTATCAACAGCATTGCACTCTCCTTTTATTAACACCTGTTAATCAATTACTTTCTTACTTTCATTGGTTACTCCTGACTCCACAGTTCTTATTACATATGGGTATTCCAAATCCCAACCATCATCGCCATATGTTGTTTCCTCTATGTCCTCAGTATTCTCACCAACCCTAGCAAAACGGCAACAGAAATCTCCGTCATAGTCTTCCGCCATGCACATCAACTCTGACATGGCACTCTCGGATTCGTCATACCACTTCCAATAATCCGCATGGAAATGTAGCAAGCCTTCATCGTCGTAATACATATGCTCTAGTATTTCTTGGATTACTCTATCTTCTTTCAACCTAGCCAATGCTACAAACTTCTCAGGCTCTTTTACTTTTAAGCAAAACGATACAACCGACCTATACCCCATCACTTTCTCCTTAGAACATACTTAGAATTTCATCAACCTTAGACTTCACATCAAGACGCACATCATCGTCTTTCCGTAAGTCATCAGCTCCGAGCCCTGAAAGCGCACTCTCCAACTTCTTTCTACATGCTTCTAGCTTAGGGTCTGAAGTTACATTCAATCGTGTAAGTAAATCGCACAACTGCACCGCATTACCCACCAATGAATCTCTGAACAACTGCTTCTCCTCGCCAGCTAACTTATCACTCATATGACTTAGACAATCATGCAACCGATTCCATGCGTCTGCCATAGCATCATTTAACTTGGTTTGGTAGAAACCCTGATACTGTTCCATCAACTCGTTTTTGTATGCTTCGCCCACATCAATACGGAAGTCCCCCACATCAGGCACAGGTAAAAACACATACTTGAACTTGAACTTGTCCTTTAACAAACTGACATCGGGATATTCGCTGCCGTCAAAAAGATCACCTAATTGAAATGCGGCTGCGGACACAAGTGTTGGGTAATCAGCTAGGAACTCATCAACGGCTTCGTCATACTGTATCTGGTAATCACCTAGCGTCGCTTTATAGTCAAAGAAGTTTGGCATTGGTAACAAGCGACTGCCACCATCACTCCATGGCAAGGTCTGTTGGTAATGCCATGTCCTAATCTTATTGACCAGCTTGTTTAACTCATCGAGCTTTTGCGTGCCAGCCAATAATTTTTTATGATAGTTGCCAGCCCGAGCATGCGTGCCCTTGCTTGCATCAATCTCCTCGGACACTTTCTTGTCCATCTTGCGACCAGTCCACACCGAAATGTTTAGGTCAATCAACATCGAACTATTCTGAATCATTTGTTTCTCCTTCATCTATGTTGCGTTCGTCTTCTACTGCGCCCAAGTAGCCGTCTACTTCTGAGGCTACATAGTCGGGAATTTCAGATAGCGTTTCCCTTGTGCCGTCTTCCCACTCAACTTCAATAGTCCACCATACGATTCGCTTCATTTGCTTCTCCTCACTTGTTAACACCTGTTAATAAATTACTGCACTCTTACTGTCTTACCTACTGCACTTACTACATCCGTTGTGATACCCCACAATGTCGGGCAATCCCAATCACCCCATTGAGATACATAGCCATCGGTTAAGATCACCGCACACTCGGGCTTGAGCTTATGAGCCTTGATATACCGAGGCATACATGCGGGGTCTGTGCCACCACCGCCTCTTGGTTTAGTAGATGAGAGTAGATTGTCTAGGTCGTCTTGGTCATACTTCTCATGACTGCACACATCAGTATCCCAATACAACAGGTC